GAATCATACTTTTCATTTTCAGACAATCAAATCATCTTGTAAAATCAATTAAAACCCAATTTATTATGTTACAAAGTTCTGTTTTTCTCAACAAACCCTTGCAAAAGGATGAAATTTACCCAAGCAACGACATCGTTTCGTTGGAATCATTAACCGGAATGAGTGGCCGCAGTGGATACGACTTGGCTGTGCTGTCTGCCGGCAAGATTGTAAACATTGTGTCAAACCGGTATGGACACCTGCCCAATGAGGTGTTCTTCCACGAAGTTTTCATGAAGATGGATGAGACCGGTATGGAATACGACTATAGAGCAATCAACCGGAACAACCAATCATTTGCGCTTGACATCATTCTAACTGACCAAAAAGTTCGGATTGATGTAAAAGGCACAGAGGATGAAATCACCCCGATGCTCCGATTCACCAACAGCTATGATGGTTCAGGGCAAACAAGTGGCTCGTTTGGCTTTTTCAGAAAGGTGTGTCAGAATGGACTTCACGTGAGCCATACGGCCATCGGATTCAAGACAAAGCACACTGCGAACGTCCAAAGCATTGTACTGCCTGAGATTGGCGGCCTAATGACTAAGTTCATGGACAATGAGTTCTACACACTACGCAGGGTGTTTGAGGTGATGTATGACTGCGTTGAGGCCAAACCGCTTGACTATATCAAGCAAGTATGTGACCGCAGCAAGGTGTTTGCCTATCATACCACACCTAAATCAACCACTGTTAGCAAACTTGCTCTGTCTGTATTGGACATAGCTGAACGTGAGGCCATTGAACTTGGCACTCCGGTCAACAGATGGCTCATCTACAACGGATTCAACTCAGTGATTCACAATGACTTAGTGAGACCATTCCGTGAGCAAGCTACAATAGACGCAAGACTATTTGAAATCATGTCGAATTAACAACTCAAATGCACCCGGATGACCCGAAATACATCAGTGGTCATCCGGTTGCCTTAAAAACAACGTAAATCATCAAAAACCCAATCTAATGGTAACTTTCAAAACAACCCGTACAATTGACGAAACCCATGAGTTGAAACTCCCATCATTTCGTCGCAATGAAGCAGGCAACACTTGGTCTGCCATACTAACTGAAACAACATCCTTGACGCTGTTCCTGTCTAAATCAACTGAACCGTGGAGTTCACTGCGATTTATGCACGCAAAACACGCAATTAGTGAGCATGTTCGTCAGGATATGGTGGAAATTACTGAAGAAGAATGGAACGCAGCAGTGATATTAGCACAAGCGTCAATCAATGACTACTTGAATTCACACATTGTTCCAATAATCCAACATGTCGAGTAACATCGTTGACTTAGAACACTTGCGTTTACAACCAAAGCACCCGGCGTCATGTCGGGTGTCTTGGTTTTTACACGTTTCTAATCCGTTGACATTAATCAATCATCAAAAAACCCAATTAAATCAGTAACTTTATGGAGTATCCATTGCAAACTGCTGTAATAGAACAGCTACAGAAATTTCAGCAACGCCTACATGCTGCCCCGTTTGAAGAATCAGTTGAAAAAACTCCGGATGGTAAGGCAAAAACAGTGGTAATATCACACATTGAGATGACCCTTGATGAACTTTTCTTTGGCCAATGGCGCACTGAGAACTTCAAGTGGTCAGCTATCACCAACGAGGTGCAAGGTAGTTTGGAACTTGTTGTTGTTCATCCTGTGACCGGCTTTGAAATACGCCGCGTTGGAGCGGCATCGATTGTGATAACCGTGGACAAAGTACCGGATGAAATCAAGTATGACCCCCAACTCCGCAACAGATGGGCGTTGTCACCTGAGAATAAGAAACCCAACGCGCTTGACTTAGCATTCCCCAAGTTGAAGGCTGAATGTTTGAAAAACGCAGCACAATCATTGGGTCAGGTGTTCGGTCGTGACTTGAATAGAGGCAACACTGATGAGTACAAACCATTCAAAATCTCTGCGCAGACAACAGGATTGAATGCCCTACCACCTTCAACCATGCAGATTATCAAGCAACAGATTGAAGATGGCCTTGACCCTTGGTCATTTCAGCAAACACTTGAGACTGTTCGTGATATCATTACACCTGAGCAGCGCACAGAAATTCAAACCATGTTCCACGAGAAAAATCCAAATTTATGAGTAATAACGAAATCATTGAAGACTTATTGCGCCACGCCGGACAACAAACCGCAGCGTGGGATAAACTCAGGCTTGGCCGTTTTACCGCATCAGAAGTGTACAAACTGATGGGTGAACCGCGCTCCAAGGCTGACAAAGAAGCCAATAAATTCAGCCAAACCGCTGAATCATACATCGTAGACAAGGCCATGGAAACATTGACCGGTATGGCTGCAAGTGAACACTTTGGACGCGCCATTGACCATGGCTTGGAGTGGGAGGAACACGCATTGGGAATACTTGAAACCACGTTGAACTTGTCTTTACAGCCATTTCAGGATGGGCTTCACGTACCGATGATGAAGAAACCAAACATGGCGTTGTACAAAGGTTACGGTGGAGCGTCAGCGGATGCCATCGTAATCATTGATGAGAAGAATGTTGGTGTGGAAATCAAGTGTCCTTTCAGCACTTCCAATCACTTTTACCACTCAACTGTTGTAGATGCTGCTACATTGAAGGATGTCAACCCTCAATACTATTGGCAGGTCATGATGGGTATGCTCTGCTATGAGTTTCCATATTGGATATTCGCAAGCTATGACCCACGACTTGAGCCGGGTGAGCAGTTAGTATGGGCAATCATCCAACGTGATGAGATTGAAATACAACTTTTACAGGATAAATTGAGCCGCGCAGTCATTCGCCGCGATGAGATTGTAACCGCGTACCGGAACAGGTCAATAGGTGCATCAATAAACAACAGAAACCAATCAAATTTCAACGAACATGCGTGATTCAATGGTAATATACAGGTCATTCTTTGAAGCCATTAAAATGCTTCAGATTGACGAACAGGCTGAGGTGTGGTCTGCGGTGTGCGATTATGGACTAAATTTCGTTGAGCCTAAACTGACCGGTGTTCCGGCCACAGTTTTCATGCTCATCAAACCTCAACTTGATGCGAATATCAAGAGATATGAGAACGGGATGAAACCAAAAGCAAAGCAAAAGACAACCAACGTGGAAGCTAATGATAATGATAATGTAAATGTATCTGTTAATTATACAGATACGCGTGAGGTGGTTTCTAATGTTGTGAATAAACCAAAAAAATCCAAACCAAAGGTGGCACAAGCGGCACAAGCGGCACAACCGCCCGTGGAAGACATCATTGCGTTCTTCAAGGACAATGGATTCAGAGAGGATGTTGCGGTGAACTTTTACCACTATTACAATGACGCCGGATGGCATGATAGTACGGGCAAGCCAATTTTATCATGGAAATCAAAGGCTCGCATGATATGGTTCAAGCCTGAGAACAAAATCCAACCAACGGGTGGTCAGACGTACCAAAGAAACCAAACATACAGACCGGCATGAGGATACCAAAAGACAACGAAACTGAGCAGTTGGTGCTTGGCGCCATCTTGCTTGACATAACTGCTGTCCATACGGTGATTCCATCACTTCAAGCGTCTGTATTCTTTGACCCAAGACACCGAGACATCTATACAATCATACAAAAACTGTATGAAGCCGGAACTCCGATTGACATAATCACTGTTACACGTGGATTGCGCGAAATCAACAAGTTGGAAAGTATTGGCGTAGCATACATTCCGCAATTAACAGGACGTGTAGCATCCACGGCTAACATTGAAGTATGGATTGCATACCTGAAAGAGTTGTACATGCGTAGGCAGTTGCTTGAGATTTCATTGAAATACCACCAACTTGCATCGGATGAAACTGTTGACGTGTTTGATATGATTGACAAACTCAATAGTGAGATTGACGCAATATCAGGCGTTGCTATAAAATCAGAAGTAAGGCACGTCAGTTCAGCAACGGCTACAACACTTGAGGCACTTCAACTGCGTCAAAACAGTGATACCGCAGTGTCCGGCATACCAAGCGGCATACGGGATGTCGATATCAAGATTGGTGGACATCAACAAACAGATTTGATGTACATGGCCGGCAGACCGGGCATGGGCAAGACAGCTATGGCACTCACTGAGATATTGAACATGGCTCAATATGGTTATCCGGTGGCGTTTTTTTCACTTGAAATGTCCAATGACCAAGTAGTTTACAGGCTTGCTTCAATGATTTGTCAGATACCTGCTGAAAAACTGATGAAGTATAAATTGCTTCCACATGAAACAACAGGTTTTGTTGAGGCCGTAAACATTCTGAACCGGCTACCCATCTATATTGATGACACACCGGGTGTATCGGTGAGCGAAATCAAAGCCAAAATCAGACGTTTGCGCAACAAGCACAAGATAGCTGCTGTATTCATTGACTACATACAACTGATGACCTCAGGAAACACTGCCCGTTCACAAGGAATGAACCGCGAACAGGAGCTATCCACCATCAGCCGCACACTGAAAATCATCGCCAAAGAGAACAACATTGCAATCATTGCACTTTCTCAGCTATCACGCGCAGTAGAATCAAGGCAAGACAAACGGCCAATGTTATCAGACCTGCGCGAAAGTGGCAGTTTGGAACAGGATGCTGACTTAGTTGTGTTCCTATTCAGACCGGAATACTATGGCATGACCACCGATGATGCCGGAAACAACATTTCCGGTATTGGTGAGTACATCATCGCCAAGAATCGCAATGGTTCAATCGGTATTGTTGAGATGAGATTCATACCGGAACAGATGAAATATGTATCAACCCAATCATTTTAATGTAAAACCCAATCAATTATGGTTACTTTCAAAGTTTATCCCAATTCAGATGGCAGTTTCGATGTAGTGAACCGCCATAGAACCCTGTTACATGTGGCTAATGACCGCGTGAAGTTAGTTGGAACTGTCACTGAACAGTGGCGTCACCACAACGCCTCACTCCGGCACATTCCACTTTCTGTGCTTAAATTCCGTGAGATATTGACGGATGCCAAGTCAGGCGGCAGCAAACCAAATTAAATCACCGTAATGGCAAAAAAAACCACCAAAAAATGCAAGGTATGTCGTGAAGAATACACGCCGGCATACTCATCCATGCAACAGGTCTGCAACAAACCTCACTGTATTCTCACACTTTACAAAACCTCAGCGGCAAAAACACATCGAAAACAACTGAATGCCGACAAAGAGCGTATCAAAAGTGTGTCGCAGTGGCGCAAAGAACTGCAGGTGTTGTTCAACAAGTATATCCGGATGAGGGATTCAGACAAGCCTTGCATCTCTTGTGGTGGTATTCTCAAAGGAACGTATCACGCCGGACATTTTCATAGTGTGGGTTCATCACCAAACTTGAGGTTCAACGAACTGAACTGCCATGGTCAGTGTGTCCGATGCAATGTTTTTCTTCATGGAAACCTGTATTTCTATGGTGAAAGTCTCAAACAACGTATCGGAACTGACCAATTCAACGAGTTGAATGCTTTGAAAACACAGCCGCTGCACTTGTCCGTGAATGAGATACGTGATTTGATTGCCGTTTACAAATCAAAAATCAAATGTATACAGCAGAAATAGCAGAAAAGGTGGCGAAACTACGTGAACGACGCCATCGATTGTTGTTAGAATTGGCAACGAAACCCAATCCGCGAAAACAGAACGCGTTAGAGTCTGTGAAAAATCAACTATTTCATTACACTCAAAACCCAATTTACAAATGAAAGTCACATTTAACTCAGCAGGTGGGATGGTTCTACACTTCTCACCATTTGAAACATCCGAAATTTTAGCCGGAATGGGGCAACCAACCATGGAATTTCACGCAGAAACTGCTCAAATTTCAACGAACACACCTCACGCTGACCCCTATTACAATTTGGCCGCAAATACGCGCAAATTTTTGGATGAATTGCGCTCAACCTATCAAAATGGTGAGTTTGATTTAAACTCAGATAAGGTGATTGCCATGAGGCTCAAGCACGCCGTGTTTCAAGTGGGCAAAGTGTTTGACCGGCTTGTTGAAATGAAACTTGCCAAGTGTACATACGGCAAAGAAAGCAGCAATGGTAGACGTGGATACCTCAAAACTGCTGTTCTACTGTGGTAAATTGAACGTGCATCGCATAAAAATCAAAAAGGCCGGTATCATCCGGCCTTTTTTTTTCTGAAAACCCAATTACACTTGGAAGTGCGGCAAGTCTTTCAGCCGCTTCCATGTGCCACCCCACACTATCGATGAATCAAACTCAGCAACAAACTTGGCAAACTTAGTGAAAAACTCATCATCCCAATGTAGTTTGTTCTTGGAATCCTTGAAAGCTATGTCAAACGCCTTGGATGGGCGCACGTTATGCTTGCCATTTTTGGACAATTTCGTCACAATTTTGCCGGGTTTGGTGCGTCCCTGAGCATAAAGTTCAGCCTGTTCTTCATTTGACCTGTAACTGCAGGTTAAAAACGGCTGTGGGTCATTGGGATACATTGTAGCATAGCGTGTTTTAGCGTGCATATACGCACCCTGTAACACGGTTACACAGTCTTCAATGTTACGACTTGGCATCTGTCTGCGTTTTCATTCGACGTTTCTCAATGGCTCTGATTAACAGGCCAATCAATACAATAATAGCTTCACGAATTACATCGCCGCTGCTTGGTTCAATCAGTTGTTCCATAATTTTTGTGGTTTAGTTTGTTGTTTTATTTGTAGTCTATCAACCTTTGCGCGTCCATTTTGTGTAGGCCGCACCGATGAATCTAAAAAAGCCAACGCCTGCACCAAGATAGGCCAAAAGTTGTGCTGTTTCAATGAAAATCTTGGGTATATGCATGGCGTCAAAGTTTGGAATGACTGTTCCTACGCACAAAAGACCGGTTGAAGTTACAAAATTCTCTGTAGCTTTTGGCAAATCCGTGAACAGTTGGTCAAGATTTGGTGTCATTCTTGGGTTGTTTTAGTTTTGCGAGCATCTCACGCTCATATTTCTTCAGTTTATGCAAGTATATTTGCTTTTTTTTCTCCAACTGTTGTGTGTTCATCAAGTTTTCAAGATTTGATTGTACATTATTCTCTCAGCCTGAATGCTCGTTGCTGTGTTTCCTGTACTGAAAAAGTATGTAGATTGTGCTGATTTAGCTGACATCGGTGAGCGTTCAGGCCATACGTTGCTGCTATATTCAGGAAACAGGTGTCCATACGCGCACAGATAGTCCACCAACCTCTGCCGATAAAAATCAGCGTTGTTGCGCGCTCGGTCAATAAAGTCGTTCAAAGTGCCATTCATTATGGGTGACGTATCATCAGACAGGTGCTGAACCATTGTCCCGTTGTCTATTTTGTACGTCAGTGATGGCAAAACTTCCATAACTGTGTACCATAGAATCACCTTGTAGCAGTATTCTTCAAGCAGAACAGCATAATTTCCGGACAACGTGTTGTTAGCTACATCGCTTTTGAGCCGTTCATACAGATTTGTGCCAAGATATGGCAGCAAATACTTTTCTTGAGCAAGTATGATTGACGGATACAGCAAGTTTGGGTCAACCGAACCATTAATTGCTGTGTATTTTTTGATGTAAACATCGTTGATGAACAGTACTTCAGCCATTTTTCAGTGTTTTTTGAGTTTATCCGTTGCCGTATATTGGATTATCAGGCATAAATCCACGATTGGGCATGTCAACAGGCATAACGTCCACCAAGTACTGATTCCTCACTCTGTAACCCATGTCTGCGGCCTTTGATTGGGCTGTAGTTCTAATGAACGGATTGTTCATGTCCAAGCCAAAACCCTTGGCAGATACATAGATTTCTTTGCTCCACCAATGCCAACAATTTCCACCACCCTTGAAAAGCCATATATTGTAGGTATCAGCACCGTATGGCCCCCATCCCGGATTGACAGCTACCTTGTTCATTGCGAGTACATCCTCTTTTCTGTATAGCTTGTTTGCCTTGAGCATTGTGGCGCAAAAGTCACGTGTGTTATCTTGAAGACTGCCGGAATACCTGTATCTTACATAGAATTTTCGGCCATCAATCTTATCATCCTGTACACTCTTGCTGTTTGGTTTGGCCTTACCTGTCGAAGTGAGTTCAATTTTGCTGATATTATTGGTGTCTTCATCATCATCATCGTATGAAACCTCATACTTATCAATGAGCACCCAATCATTATCATTATCCTCACCCAATTTTACCAACTCATTGGCAAATTCTTCGTTTAAATGCATTTTACAGCACTCACTTTCAGTTTTGGCCATTGATACAGGTTGAGCCGCATTAGGTGAAATTTGCGTGGTTTCTGTTTGAATTTCGGCCTGTTTAAGTGGG